TTATCTAGATTTTAATGGTTACATTTATCGATTAATTATGTCTCTACAAAAAAAATTTTGTGTATAGATCGGATTTGTTAAAAAATTGAAATTGAATCAGATAATTCCATGGGTATTGAGATTATTCCTATAAATAAAATTAGGATTGGTAGATTCCATAATATAATGAGTTGAATAAACTTAAATTTGGTGAATTTAAACATAGTTAGTAATCAGTTCGTTTGAGTCCCCATAAATTCCCTTGCTCGGAGGCTTTAACAATCGCTTTGTAAATATCTAAAGTCATAACTTTAATTAATTGAATAATTTTTTTAAAGTTACCTTTTTACTTAATGTCTGTATGTAGGGAGAAATACCAAATCTATAAAGTAAAAATTATTAATGTAATTAGATTTTCTAATAATTGAATATTTAGGTGCTTTGTTATTTTCAAGTCTTTTAAAATTTATACAATTTTAAAAAATGCAATTTAGCTAAAATTTGGTTGCGACGATCGTCATCAAGAATTTAGTTCAGATATTATTTGACATCTAATTGGTCAAAAGCATTATGTCTTTTTATATTCGGTTTCCTATCCCAAATTGTTCGGTAGATTTCTTTCAGAACTATTTTGTTATTTTTAGGATATGGTTAGTTGATATTTAAAAAATTGTCTTCAAGACCGATTACATCCTGCAAAAGATACGCTGTTAGCTACCGAGATTTAGCTAACAAAAGACATGAGTTAGGGTTTTATGCCATTGATGCTTTTGAAGCTAGACAGTTAGCTATTGAGTTCAATAAATTTGTTCGAGAGCATCCAAATTCTATTGATAGGATTTCTCTGAGAAATAAAGTTATCGCTTGATGTCACTACGTCTGTGTAACATTTGCTTATTAATTTATGTACGGAGATATTGGTTATTAAAAATATTATTAGAAGAATTTGCTGAACAAAATATCTAAGGGTATTTCAAAGCTGGTAGCTTATTTATCTTTTACCCATAGAGCAAGTCCTCCACCCTTTCCCCTTGCTGACAACCATTTACCATTTGGGTCAATAGCTATTAGTGCAAAAAACGGCCTCTTCTTTTGATCAGGTGCTGGTAGAGATCTCTTTAAAATAGTTAATGAAGCTAGTTTTATTTGAATGCAATCAAAAGAAAAGGGTAATAATGGCTGCTTCCTTTCTAAATTTGCGTAGCCACTAAATCTAAGAGTTAGTAATCCAAATTTAATTGCGTTGGCGATAGTAAATTTCTCTTCTTCTGGATTTTGTGTATCCTTACTCAACTCTAGACTGGCTGAAAGAACCTGTAGCAAAGTGCTTGAAATCGAGTCTTCTGTATCTGATCCCTGCTTCCAAACTGAATTAAATTTCCAGAGCCCTAATAGAGATTCAAATTCAATGCCACTCCCTTCTATTCTTGCGTTTTTTTCTAATTCTTTAAGTTTGTCTAGAGAGGGAAGATCCATTCTATTTCCGTTCATTACAATTAATTTTTGTTTGTTTAATTTTAATCAGATATCTGAAGTCGAGTGGTTTTAGCCTTTATTAATTTTTCAGCCATATGGAATTTTGAGTTAATACCTGGATTGATTGTACATTCATTTATTCATGAATTTTCTTTCAATATTTTATATTCATTATGTATCTTATGAGACTTTTAAATATTTAGGTCATAATTAGAAATCAATAAGAGAGTGAGTTCCTAGTTTTGGCTAATGAATTTAAACCAAGTACATCACTCTTAACAGTAGGAATGAATTTATTTATGCTTATATTTTTGCTTTTAGCTATTTAGTTCATAATATTTAAGCTATGGACGGTGCTTATTCTTTTTGTTTGAATGGAGTGTTAATTAGCTTCCCAAATGACTACCTTTAGAGAAAGAATTAATTCACATCTACCGATAGTGCTTCAATTGTTAAGCACTGCATCCTTGCTTGTGATCGCTCTGTCTGCTATTTGTGGATCTCAATCATTGAAGAAATTGTCTTCTGCTCATGAAATGCCTAGCTCGGCAGAAGTGCATCACGATCATTGAAGTCCTGATCTTATAAAATGTATATAAGGGCTTGTATAAGCCCTTTTTTTGTCTTGATTTTATAGGAAGGACAATTGGTCGGCATTAGGTTTGTTTATTGGCTTGGCTGTCCATTCTTCTGGGTCCCATTTAGTCATTAGTGGTTTTAAAGCTTTAAGGTCTTGAGCATTTTTAACTGAAGAGATCCATTCTTCTTCTAGCCCATTTGGAATAATAACGGGCATACGGTTATGAAATTGTTTGACTAAATCATTTGGTTCGGTCGTTAGCACACAACAGCTCTCTAGTTCACATCCTTCTTTAGACATCCATCGATTCCAAAGTCCTCCTAACCAGAAAGTTTGAGAATCTTTTCTTCTTATGAGGTGACCTTTTTCTATAAAACCACTAGCTGGTATTAAACATCTCTTATGCCTCCAGCTTGCACGATATAGCTTTTTCTCTTCAACACTTTCTGATCTCGCGTTAAATGGCTTTGGCCTTGTGTTGTCAAAAGGGTCTTTACTCCACTCAGATATAAAGCCCCATAGCATTATGGATGTTTGTGTCTTGCCTTCATTCTTAAGAACAAGAATTGGAGAACCTGGTTTGATTAATATTTGCGGTTCATAATTTTGACTCAATCCCCTTGGCACATCTTTTTTTAAAAGGTCAGGTAAATTTATAAATTTTGTTAATAGCTGATATCTTCCGCACATTCCATTAATCCTTTAGACGCTTTTTGATCAGAATCATTTTAAAACTATTAGCGTTCTTAAAATAATGGCAAAGTTCCTTGTGTAATTTCTTTTTTACTTGAATTTCTTGAAAATAGTATTTTCGAATATTGATCTGCATAGGCGCAGTTCTTGCATGAAGGATTTGATTCTGGAATCTCTGATTGATTCATTAGTGTGACCATTTCATCTAGTCGACTCTCTATCCAATCATTCCTCCATTTGTAGGGAACAAGATATTCATCAAAACGCATGGTCTTATTAAATTCATCTTCATCCCTTTTTGCATTGCAAACTAGAAAATAAGATATTGGATGAACACTAAAACCCATCCCCGAGAGTAAGTAAGCATAAAAGTCCATTTGAATTTTATAGGCCTCGTGAAAAGGATCCTCTAAATAATCTTTCTTATCAACTCGTCCGTTTTTAGCTTGAGATTTGTAATCCACAATTATTAGTTGTCTTGTAATAGTGTCTTGCCAAATATCGTCTACACCTCCAGTTAAAATTATTCCGGTATCCTTGTAACGATGCATTAGTCCTCGATGAAGTGAGTTTCTCCAGTTATCTATTTCAGGATGATCAAATGGAACAACATGAGATAGTCCATTAGATGAAAATATTCTGTGTGGAATCTGCTTCTGTCGGCAATCGTCAAATTCTTTTTTGAGTAATAGGTCAGTTGTTTCATTGAGAGTCCAACCTGGTGTCCCTGGAGGATCAAGACCTCTTACCCTATCGAGATAAAAGCACCTTTGACACGTCAGAAAATTTGAGAAACGACCTCTACTAATTTTGAAATCTTCTTGTTGATTTGGCTTATAGAGAGAAGACTTACGACTTCGAAGGCCTGTGGCTTCAATTGGTTCTTTTTTGCCATTTCTTTTGAGATCAATCATTTTGTGTAATTTTGTCAAAGATTTCAAATGGATTTTTGACAAACTTTAACCTATCGGTCTCAGTGTCATAGATATGAAATCCTCTTTGATCCTTATAATCATTCCAGAACATCTGGTATGGATTACCTAGGTATTGAATATTTCCTTTCTTAGACCTATGATGGAAATGTCCAGACCATACTCGATCAAACCTTTTGAATGCAGATGGATCAAATCCACCATGATCAAACTTCATTCCTGGAGTAACCTCAAAGCCATCTATTTCTAAATGTCCACAACAAATAGATGCATTTGAATTCTCAAGTGACTCCATTGATATATCTTTGTTACCAGAGTTAATCCAAGGAAGCATTAAAAACTCTTTACTTCCAAACTTAACTTCAGTTGGTTCCGTATATATTTTTATATTATCATACTGTTCCAATAATAACTCAGGAGAATTGATACGATTAGTATTTTTATAATAAGTCGTATGATTCCCTAGAATCATGTGTACATCAATCCCTCTAAGTCTGTCGAAATAATGAGTTTTAATCCTCGCCAGAGTATTATAATCCAAAGACTTTCGATTATCAAATGTGTCACCAAGATCAAAGACGGTGGTGATACCTTCTCTTTCAAGAGTAGGGAAAAAGATTTCATCATAAAATTTCTGCCAGAAGTTCCAAAAAGGCAGCGAGCCTTTACGACCATCTAGGTGCTGGTCTGTAATGACTGCTATCTTCATAGGAGAGTTGTCTTAATAATATACACTGCTTTTGAATCTGGATATAGTTCTCTTAGTTTTTTAACTACTGCTAGTTGTACTTCCAAAAAATTCATCGGTTCATTTTAGTTTCAATGTTTTCTTTGATGCTACCCATGTCAGCATAAGAAGCATTCATACCTGACATACTACCATCATAAGTGTCGGTGTGCATCACCTCATCATAAGAAGACTTCTCTAGAATTTTACTCTTGATTTCTAACTGCTTTTTCTCTTTCTGAATTCGTCTGAGAAAAGCATAGTATATAATCTGGGTAAAATAAGCAAAAGGATTCTTAGATTTCTCTGGATCAAAATTATCAATATACTGTAAGCAGTTCTCAATTCCGTCACAGATCATATCCTCACGGAACATATAATTGACAAAGTTTGGCTTATATGATAGATGTGTAGCAATCTTTAAAAAACAGGAACCAATATAATTGGTTACACGAGGTCGGGGAGCACCCGACTCCTTTGCAGCAAGAACTTTCTGACGATACTCCGTTATCGCAGCCAAAAATTCTTTGTTATTAACGTAGTATTCAGTCTTTTTTCTTGCCATTACTTTTGCCACAATGATCATCGTCACTGGATATAGTGTAGCACGCTGAAGGTAGTTTGTAAAGGGGGGCTTGACAAGACCCAGAAAACCCAGTACAATAACTCTGTCAAGGGTTCAAGGGATATAAGAGCCTTAGCTTTTTTTAAAAATATCTTCTAGCTTTTGCTTTTTTTCTCTGATAGAACCTAAGTAACCTGACTTACGTGGGAGTTTCTTTGCTCCGTGGGTCAGGTTTTTTCCGTTTTCTATCCGTCCAAGAGTTTGATGATAGAAGAGTTCGATATTTTTATCCAACTCACTCATTGTGAGAATATGATTTCTATTTACAATAAACATTTCATCAAACGTCGCGGCGACCCACTCTCTCAATGAGAATCCAGCAATCTCAACATTACCTTTACGTTGCTTGGCCAACTCTACCTGTAGGGGTCTATTTAAT